GTAATGAAATAGGCGTTCCTCGTTTAACACCCTGTAATCTTCTAATAACTTCTGGATGATGTATTAATTTACATCCTGTACTTGTATATTTATCTATAGGATTCATTTAATACCTTTCTCTTTGCGTTGCTCAGCATAAAACTCTTCTTTATGATGTTTAGGATAGGTATGACCATATTCTGTATCAGTATTATGAAGATAACTACATACTCTACCTACCTGATCCCTTTTCTCCTTAGAAGCACAACGATGAAAATGATTTAAAACAGGATTGAGAGGAGTTTCATACATTACATGATTCACAACTTGCTCATGTAATCTCCTAACATACATTACAGAACTATTCAAACGAGTCATCCTACATTGCCAATCAGGAGAAACTTTATAATCATTCTCAGCTTTAGTTTTTTCTAAATCATGCCAATCTATTCTAGGAAAAGCCACACAATTATATTTCTCCTGTAAAGTATCTGCTAAAAAATGCATAGCATGGTAATCGCCTTCATCAATTCTTTCATCCGCGTCCATAAACAATAACCAATGTGCATTAGGATAAAGTTCTAAAGCTGTTTTACGAAGATGATTTCTTGCTGGTCCATAACCTTCCTCAATAATAATATTACTCTCAATAACATGTATACCTTCTTTTCTAAAGTACTCTATTGTTCCGTCCGTAGAACCATTGTCTACAATAAAAACACCATCCGCGAATCCTCGTACATTCTTTAACCATCCCTCAACTTGATCTCTCTCGTTATACATATTACTACCTACTATTATCGGTAACTTCATAGTCCATTCCTTTCTTCGTTGTAGAATAAAATTTTACAATCGATTGTTGTGAATCATTCATTAACTCTTTAAAAATATTATATACTAGCTCTGGTGAATGTATACCTATACAACAAGGATGGGGACAATCCACTACACCAGAACATGGACCTAATCCAGGACAATCTCTAATATAATCTAGAGAAAGACATATTAATAAATTTTCCTTTTGCTTAGGCCTTACTACACTAGAATTACCTGTACCAAATAAACAAAGTTGAGGTATACCAAATATTCCTACTAAATGGCTTACAAAAGAATCTACCGTAATTGCATAATGAGCTCTTTTAACTATCCATGCTGTTTCACGAAAAGAGAGTTTACCTCTTAAATCTATATCAGCATTTGCCTCACAATCATCCTCTGCTCCTATTTGTATTGTAACCACATCTTTTCTTTCTTCTCTAATCTTACTACAAACTTCATCCATATACTTATAAGTTCGATGTTTTTTAGATCCTCCAGTAGTATGAACTAGAACTACTTTTTTACCTTCTATTGAAATATTATCCAAATACTTGGAATATATTGGATCGATAAACATTTCTGTTGGTTCTACATCCAATAACTTCCAATAGAAATCCGCCAACAATGTATTCGCATTTCTACCCCAATTACCAGGTGCTATTTTATCACTATGAGGATTATATACATGAGCATATCTTTTAGCTTCCTCTGGGTTCCAACTAATTATTTCATCTATATAAGGATTACCTTCAATGATACTCATATATTGAGGTTGAGTCATATATACTAACTCTTTACCTGGATGTCTTTCTTTTAACCCTTTAAAACATTGAGTAGTCATCAATACATCACCAGCGGAACTATGCTGTACAAACAATACTTTATCTATTTTCTGAGACTTAAGAACTATATTTTCTTTCTTGGTCATTTCTCCTAATAATACATTTACATCACTTGCAAGACTTAACCACTCCTTACCCATTGCTAAACCTTTTTCCCTCATTTGTTTTCTTACCCCAACATCTTTTCCTACATATAACATAGCTTCTGCTACTGCTTCAGGAGTACAAGTCATGGCATCCATCCAAGTATTCCCTGCTCTACCTATTAAAGGCATATATGTAGGAACTGTTTGTTTAACTAGAACGCCAGATTTTTCTATAAGCTCCGTTTGAGAAGTAGTTTCCGTTCCAATGACAGGACATCCACACAACATAGCTTCAAGAGGTGTCCATGAAAGACCTTCCTGTATACTACAATTAACTAATACATCTAAAGAATTATACATGTCCACCATTTCTTTATCTGTAAATGGCCTACTACCACCATTATTTCTCATCCAACCTTTTTTATACCCACAATCAACAACATACTGCTGTAAATTATAAACTCCTTGTTTAAGATTACAATGAAAATATATACAGGAATTAGGCAATTCCTTCTTCACTAAAGGATATGCTTTGATTAATTTCTGAGGGTCTTTTCTCATTTGATTGACGCCTACAAATCCAAATACAAGTTCATCTTTAACAAGACCAGGGAAAAATCTTTTCTTGGTAGCTAACTTTTTTTCATCTGAGTAAGACTCCCATATGTTATTTTGTTTCAAGGAAGGCCTAAAATAACTTAAATTAGGAACATGTTCTTTAAGCGAGTCATAACCATACTGGGAATATACACAAGGATAATCGAAAAAATTCATCCAAGTAACCCAGTCTTTTCTAACTTCTCTTATATCGAAGGGGAATATAGCACTTAGTACCAATCCACGTTGAACTCTTATTTGCTGTATCTGTTTAAAAATTTCTACATAAGCCCAAATATCTAGACCTACAAATATAATGTTTTTAGCTTCTGTTACTTGTAATATATCTAATAATTTCTTTTTACCTATTCTGTCTTTTTCAGAAGAGCCCTCAATAATAGTATAAGGGTACTTCTTATTTACATCTTGTGCGGAATTATACCCAGCACTCTTTAAAGCAAATACAGATGCTTCATATTTACCCTCTACTTCAATTTGACGCAAGATTTCATTCATCATACCTGAATTTCCAGATGTGGAAGAAGGATGATCTCCTACTAATAAGACTTTGTTATTCATTTGCTTCTCCTTAAAGGATTGTCTAACGATTATCTTCTATTAACTCTACTACATCTACGCCTGCAAATCTCCTTCTAAGTACTTTCTTGACCATGTAATATTCCCCTGACAGAGGCTGATACCTGTCGAGTTCTTTAACCCCATAACTACTAGGGATATAAAGCTCGTCTTTATTAATTGCCATTACTCCCAACTGGTCTTCTATTTCTGTATCTGAACCAAACAAAGGTTCCGTTTGTAATGCATAAACATTTTCTTCTATGACATTAAAATTTTCTCGGTATTCATATGTGATAGGATCTCTGCTTTCTCCGGAAGGTCTTAATAACTCCCCTGATACATTACACTTATAATAAACACTTTGAACTTCATAGACTTCATTCTCAAAAACATTAGCCATTTTATTCATTACAATATATTTATGACCAACAACATCTAAGCTAACAATCCCACCCACTACTTGAGCAGTATCATAGGGTAGAGAAGCTTCTAAGAAAAACTCCTGTATAAAAGGCTTTGTTACCTGCGAATTAGGTTCAAAGTCAATATACTCAGCTTCACCAGTAGGCAAAATTAATCTTGCCCTAGTAGCTGTTTCCTCATAAGCATCTTTAACATCAAATCCAACTGTCATTAATCGCTCGCTTTAGGTGTGAAATCTACTTCATTAGTGTCTAAGTAGGTAGTATCCTGTCCTACAGAGTCTGTTGAAAATCCAGCATCAATTTTAGTACCAAACAAATGTGCAGGGTTGAGTCCATTAAGAAACTCCTCAGGATGTTCCGTCTTAGCAAAGTACCAAGCCTTATCCATATCCTGTATTGTTGCTTTATAATGTTCCCAACGATGTTGCAAGTTTATCTGTTTGATCTTAAACTTATGTGCTGACTCGGCTAGCATGTATGAAAAAATGTACCTTTTTGCTCTTTCCTTAATCCACAAATCTTGAAAACTACTTGTAGTAGGAAAAGACCAGCCAGTATCTCGACTCGCATCGTCACATGCATGATCGTAATCGTCCGAGTCGAGATAGTTAGCCAAAGACTTAACTTCCGACGTTATTAATGCAACAAGTTCAATCTTAGTTAAAGCCATTTATTTCACCTTGCTATTCTGGTTGCTCTTTGCTTCGTCTTTGTTTCTGACGGAGCTATGATCTCAGTTTTTGTTTCCTCTTCCTTTGTCTCCTCTTTATAACTTTCATCTTTAAAAGTCATAGTAGATTCAACAGGTTTAGAGGACACAGGATCCCCTACGGAAATAGGAACTTTCCGTAGAGTACCTGTATTTCTATTCGCTTCTGCTAATATTTCAGCAGTTATTTGTTTATCTTTAAGAGTTGCCCCTTTATAATAAACTTTTCTACCAAATTGTATTGATTTTAAAATTTCGATATTAAATTTTTCCATCGATTGTACCCTTCTTTATTATGCGTTTTCTGGTATAATTGGATCAACTTCTACAAGCACACCTAAACCATTCATATACCCAGCTGGTATAGCAGTTAAAGCAACATCAATATCAAATGTAATAATATCCCCACGAGAGAAAGTATTAGCATCAGGATCTACTACACCTATAGTAACACCATCAAACTCACCAGAAATCATTGTTGCTTTATAAGTATCGTCAACTTCACCACTTACATACTCAATTTTAGGTTGAGTACTTAAACAAGTGACTCCGTTAATAAATACATCTACTTCACAAGTTAGATCTGAATCATTATCTATTCCACAACTAGCTAAAGCAATAGAAACAGCTCTAACTTTACCCGCTTTCTTAGCAATACATATAACAGCTTTATCTACATCTGCAGTAAGATCACCAGGAACAGTTGCCTGCATATCGGGTATAACACCTTGACTAACCTGCTGGTCAAAAGTTACACTTGGTGCTGGAATCCTTCTTGGATTTTCAGTTCTTTCAGCCATTTTATCTCCTCCTTTACGCTACGGTTAGAGTATAAATAGCATCTCGGTTATAAAGAACAGGGAGACCCTTATCCTGAACACGGATGAAAATACCATCAGGATCCCAATTTTCTTTAGTATCTGTTTGCAGTCCCCATGTACGTCCAAGACCAAAAGGTGCTTGCATATACTCAGCAACAGGCATTCCTTCTACTGTAGGACAAAACATTGAAAACTGATCATCTGGAATGAAACGTCTGGTCATTGAAACATAGTCACGACCTGCTCTATAACTTGCAGTCGTTACAGTATCAACTGTTACAGTTCCAACTTCAGGCTCGATAGATTCAATGGTAACATCTTCATAAGTACCAGTAAGGTTATTATGAAATCTCATCTCTCCACCAACTTCCCAATCAGTTACATCATCAACAGAAATAGCAACGGTATCATTTAATGTCACAACGGCTGTTAACCATGACCGTACTTCATACATCTCATCATAAACAAGCAAAGTGGGTATATCTAGCAGATTTGCAAGAATATTAGGATTAACACCAACAACACTATTTTTATTCCCAGAGAACAGATCGCCATTACCAAATGTGGATTTCTGGAGTAATGTAAGTATAGCAGGATCACGAGCAATATACTCCAATACTGCGGAAGTACATACTGCCAACTCTACTTTACCACCACATCCGTCTTTCAATACTCTTTTTGCACCAATCATATCGCCCAAGATATCCGCTTTGGAACCTGTGGACCATAAATAATCCGTAGCAAGTGTTACTGAATTTTCATCCGGCAGACCATAATCAACAGAGTTTTTAACTCCACCTTCGGCCGCATATGAAAAAGAACCAGCAAAGAGCATTTTAGCGAACATCCACTCTTTTCTTCTGACAGCACGGTTTTTAATTCCAGCCATCTCTCTTGACAAACGAGCTTTAGAAGAAAGATAACCTGCTTCTGTACCCTCTTGTCTCATATTGTTAAGGAACTCTTCGTCAAAATACATCTTCTCTTTCCAGTAAGCCGCTTCAGCTGAATGAGAAGCGATACCGAATGGAGAAGTAAGCGGAGCAGGTGAACCTGGAGGTACAAACGGAGTCATTCCTCTTCCGCCTCTCTGACTCTGCCATTTAATTGAACTTGACGGTGACTGTGTAGTACTGAACATATTACTTAGAGTTGAATCTACAGGAGAATTATACTGTTGCATAAACCTCGTTAATGTCTCTAATCTTAGTTCAGGTATATATGATTTTCCTCTTGCCATTAGTTAGTTCTCCTTTCTATATTTTTGTGAAACGAGATACAGAGGTTCCACCAAGATCAGTGAGTCCTGTATCATCAAGATTTACGAGAGCACTGGTATACAAAACAGCATTCCCAAGAATAAGGGTTGCATTCGCACCCTTAGCATTTTCTCCAACACCAGTATCAACATCTTTATCCAAGACGCCAACTGCTGTGGAGTAATCAGTTCCACCAGTACCAACAGCCGTACCTGCTTCACAAGTAATGTAAGCAGAATGAGCAGTGGTAAAAGTAGTTCCAGAAGATGAAGTTGCAGTAATCTTTGCTCTCTGACGTTCAGTAGTTCTATCTATTTCTTTAATAACACCAAGATCAGCGGCAGTATTTCCAGTAGAATTAATAATTATATCGTCACCAACAGCAAATCTATAACTATCCTTTTGAGTAACATAAATTACAGCAGAAGAACTATTATCTGCTACAAGAAATGCCCTTGCACATTGTAACACATCTCCTGTAAAAGTGAGTGGATTGTAAGGTATATAGTAACCTGTACCTACATCAGCCACTTCAACTTCTGCTAAAAGTGTTCCCTGCTCAACTATACCATATCCAGCTTTCAAAGTAATAGGTATTTTTAGAGCCGCCATAGGCTCTGAGAAAAATAGTGCCTTATAATCAGGTCCTTGAATTCCTCTTATTATATTCGGAGTATCCTGCATAATTTAATTTCCTTTCTATTCCTTAGTTTTAACATGAGCGGTTGTGTCCAACATACTTTTTACAGTATCGTCCACTTCCTTTTCTGAAAAATCATCTTTGGTCTTTTCTTCTTTCTGAGTGCTAAAACCTTTAACCTCATCAGAAACACCAATGTTTTCCCAGTCCGGCAATTCTTTTGCAATAGCTTCTTTGAATTTATCCATGTTCAAATTACCATCTTCAATAAAGTCGGTGTATCTTACCATTGCTTTAACTTTATCATGAAGACGATCTACAACATTGGATTCGCTCAAAGCAGTATCAAATGCATATTCAGCATCTTTCTTCATGCTTTTCTCTTTACTCAATGCATTCTCTTTCTGTACTTCACCTACAATAGTTGAAAACTTATCCACTTTAGCAGAAAGATCTTTTTCCTTATCTTCAAAAGTCTTTCTTTCCTCAGCAAACTTATCCTCTAGCTCTGTAGCTTTAGCTTGAGAAGCTTCATCCTGTATTTCTTTAAACAATTCAGGGCGTTCTTCCTTAAGCTGGGTTAATGTAGCATCTTTTAGTTCCATACCGTTTTCCTTTCTCTTTGCTCTAATTATTATTTGTTCCCCTGTTTCGGAAGGGCCTTCTGTTTGTTCTTTACTTTTAAAACTTTCGGGTAATTCCCCGATTACTTCTATATCGACATCTTCCTTTTCAGCAAAGGTTGATGATTGTGTTTTTGAGTCTGCTCCAAAAACTGTTACTGAACCTTCCTTAAAATCCCATTTTCTCCAAATAAAACCAGGACCTTTAAATTCATAACCATTAACCTGTGCAACTTCTTTTTCACCAAGTCTCTGTATTTCTGTTGGTGTTCCTCTCACACTAGCTTGATACGGAAACCCTTTCGCAGAATGCTTTTGGAAATTTTCACTTTCTATAGTGTCAAGAAATACAGTTTTTTCGGGATCTACTTGGAGAGCGTGTCTATCTGTTACAATAGGCTTGGCTGTAAACCCAATTTTCTTATCCGTCATGTGGTCTTCTAGAATAGGAAATTTAGAACCTTGAGCAGACATGCCATCTAAATCAATAACTAATGAACCCCAATACCAATGGTCAGTGATGGGTTTACCACTATATATCTGCATCTTAAGTTTTTTAGCTTCCCCTTCAGCAAAACAACAAGCAATATTACCGTCCTCATGTTCTGCTAATCTTAATGCTCCTACTGGTAATTTATTTTTCATCTTTCTCTCCTGTTATTAAATAAATATTTCTTCATCTTGCACAAATCCATACCCTATTTAAATTTTCATTAATATTTTATTGTTAATTTTGATTTTGGAACTGCAACACCGTCCACATCAATCATCTCTATTACTGTTTTATCTGATGTTGTGTCCAAGGTTAAAAATCCGGGTGTGTTGAAAAGTATGCCTATTCTATCCCCAACTTGCCAGCTATCTCTTTGACCACGTGGATATAATTTTTTCGCTAGCTTGATAGTTTTTGCTGATCTATCTATTGGGATTAACCCGGATGCGTAAGAAATAGCATGATAAATGCTTAGTTGTTTATCCCTCGTAATATTTGTCAGAGTACTCGGCCCAAAGAAATTATTTCCCCACTCTAAAACAATATCAAAGATCTCATCACCAGACTCATTTTTGTATGTCAGTAGGTCATAGTCACCTTCATCGGTTGGTGCGATAGCTACCTCTGCTTGGAAGTACCCGTGAGGAACATTACCAGCAGTTATTGAAGAACCCTGAAACTTCCTTGTGATATCGTACCCATATTGATTTTGATTCCACGATTGACTTGCTGTCCAAAGTCCATAACCGGGCACTCTTACAAATATTAAATCTTCATACTTATCAATCATGTAAACGTGGTCATGCCCTAAAAATATAATTGTATGTTTTGGGTCTGTGATTGATGGGTATATTTCTGTAAGATTTTGCCCTCTATGAAAACCCCCTGCGCTCGATTTACCATAACAAACTGTGTTTGCAACCGTCAAGTTTTCTCCGCCAAGGTGCTGGTGTGCAAATATGTATTTCCACTTCTTTGTTGTGGTTGCCATTATGTTCTCAAACCACGCTTGCTGAACAGTTCCAAGAGTGAAAGTAACATTGTCTTCACAGTGCGTTGGATATACCGTTGTATATAAATAAGGGTCAAGGCAAATATAAACAGCATCGCCATGCTCCCATGAAGTAAATGTTTTATAATCAAGAGCAGGTGATTCACCGTGATCTAAACAAGCAAGATATTTTATTCTAGCATTTCCACCGTATTCAGGACTTTGCCAAGGCCCATAATGGCTTGGTATATATGTTGTAACTGGATCTTCTGGAATTATGTTTTGATAATAACTATTAATCATTTCATGATTGCCGGGGACGTGATACTGGATCGGAGTGTCTAAATATTGGAACAAGCCATTACTCATGGCGTATAAAGCTTCATATTCATCTGAAAAATATGCACTTGACAAGTCACCACCTTGCGTATCTCCAAAGTCAACGATAAAATCTGGTGAATACTTTTTAATGTTTAACATTGTAGACTTTGCTCTGGCGATATTGGTTTGGTATCGAAACATGGAATGCGTATCAGCCTGTAAAACAACCTTTGTTGAAACTCCTGCGGG